GTGTAATAAGGATGATCTCAAATCTTAGCGTATCGTAAGGCCCTTATTAAAGGGTCTGTATTGATACGTAAGTCAGCAGAGAATTTCTTTTCTTCTGTTAATTCAGGTAACGTCATTGAGACGCCAGACTGCACCCTTAATGGAGCCGCATAGACTCCGGATGTGGTCACTTCCTCGTTTCCGAGGAAGTCCTGAAAACTCCTAGACCACATGTCACTTGTGACAGTTGGTAGAGAATATGGTAGTGAATACGATATTCTCGTTACTAGGGAACCGAGAAAGTAGGAGTCCAACGTAATGCGCTTTTCCGCATTTTCTCTATCAGTAATGATAGGGGAAAGGTCGGGGTACCTATGGAGCGTTGTTTGGGAAAATATTTTTTCAATATTATCCCAATAAGGACTGAGGAATCTCATCTTCCTCCCTAATGAATGAATTAGGGATATAGGGTTTCTTAAACCCTTTTCCTTAAACTTATATGGGCGGAATATGGTATTCCCTTTGTTTGTTTCAACACAAAGGAAACCACCAAATTCAGATATACTATTAGAAATAATAGATTTATCATCTGAGACGTCAACACCTAAGGCGATCATCGTATTGCGGTAATCAATCGCAACACGTTCATCTGTAATGGACACATCATCTCCTAAAACCATAAATGGTTTAGTTGCATGAGGTTCAAACCCATGTCTTAATGAAATAATTTCAAGAAGAACATAATGGGTCAGGTGGAATAACGGGAATGACCCGTATAATCCCATAGGTTGGCCGGTTGCATATGAAATATGCGAATCTTCAAATATCCAGTTTTGTCTGGAAATATCTGAAAGAGCCAAAGCATACAGTGATAAACCTAGTGCATGTAGTACTTGCTTTTGAAGCACTAATGGGAATCGATCCGTCGCTGAAGACAGATCGTAGCACCATACTGTTTTACGAGTATGTTCCTTGAGGAAATATCCTCCTTTGTTTTGGTCATGAACTGCAGAATTTGGAAGAGATTTTACAATCTCATTCAAATAATGATGTAGTGGTTCGAAGAGCCACTGACACCATGCATTTGGAACGGCAACCACCCTCGCCTTTGCTCCTCCTTCTTGGAGGAATGCAATGTGGCCCGGTGTTTTGTCTTCTACCCCTGCTTCGATTAAAGCTTGCCTTATGTCCTCACACCTATTATACGGTATGAGTGCACGAGGAATATAAGCGGAAGAGAGTATTGATCCCACAGCCTTACTCCAAGGTTGGTCCGTACCTGCCACATTCCTGTGGTAGGATTTAAAGGACTTTAACCTACGTAAGTTTGGACTCGGCATCTTAAATCTTTTAGATGCCTCGGGAAAAACAGGTAGATTAAGGCTTGAAAAAGCCCTACTAAGCTCAAGTTCGTCGAACCGACCCTGAGGGGTCAGTCCTACGGACTCAGGATTAGAAAGAGAAATAGGAGATCCAATGGATAACCTAGTTTTCTCCAATTGACTAGAAGAAACCTTGTTTAGGATTATACAAGTATAAACCCTAAATACAAGGAAGAGTCTTCTGAGAACAGAAGGCCTCTTTGAGGACAATAATTGGCGGAATAATCTGCCATATATTCCTTTAGGAATACCACCACTAGATTTAATGGAGGATTCTTCAAGGATCCTTTGAGAAACTGAGAAGTTTCCACCCTTTGCCTGCTTTACAGCAGAGTAAAGAGCTTTTAGACGTTTTACGGTCCACTCAGATCCACAACTTCGATCCCACCGACAGATCAAGAGATAAATCTCTGATCCGAAGGAAGGACCCAAGCTCAATTTTAGGATTTTATGAATGTGTCTTTGTCTGTAAATGGACAAGGCCATATAATAGTTCCTTAAAATAAGTGGCTA